AGATGGTGCTTTAATTATTGCTCCTAAAGGTGTTGTTAAAACTTGGTACGAACAAGAACTTCCTATACATTTACCAGACCATATAGAAAATGTGTCTGTATTATGGCAACCTAATATTACAAAAACACAACAAGAAAAATTAGATACACTATTTGAAATAGATAGCGCACTACATATTTTAGTTATGAATGTTGAAGCATTATCTACAGAAAAAGGTGTTAAGTTTGCAACTAAATTTATTAACTCTCATAAAGCTATGATGGCTATTGATGAGTCTACTACAATTAAAACACCTACAGCTAGACGTACTAAAAATATTATTAAGATAGGTATCAATGCTAAGTACAAAAGAATTATGACAGGTTCTCCTATTACAAAAAATCCGCTTGATTTGTATACACAGTGCGAGTTCCTTGATCCGTGGTTATTGGATTTTAGTTCTTACTACGCGTTCCGTAACCGTTATGCTGAAATGAAAACAATGCATGTACACGGACGTTCTATTCAAGTGGTAGATAAGTTCCAAAATCTAGGAGAGTTATCAGATACTGTAAAACAATTTTCTTACAGAGTATTAAAAGAAGATTGTTTGGACCTACCTCCTAAAAACTTTATTAAAAGACATATAACCTTGACCCCTGATCAAAAGAAAGTTTATGAGCAAATGAAGAAAGCAGCAATAGCTGTGCTTAATGGTAAGGTTACAACTACTATGACTGTGCTAACACAGCTTATGAGACTACATCAAATTACATGTGGTTATGTAACCGCTGATGATGGAACCACACAACAAGTTGAGAGCAATAGACTTAATGAATTAATGTCTATTCTTGAAGAAACAGAAGGTAAAGTTATTATATGGGCCAACTATCAATTAAGTGTGGGTGAGATTATACAGAGATTAATTAAAGTATATGGCAAAGATTCGTATGTTCATTACTATGGTTTAACACCACAAGAAGATAGACAAGACTTTATTCGTAAGTTTCAAAACGATCCTAAATGTAGATTTATTATAGGCACACCTCAAACAGGTGGTTATGGTATTACACTTACTCAAGCTAATACTGTTATTTATTATTCTAATGGTTATGATCTAGAAAAGAGACTGCAATCAGAAGACAGAGCACACAGAATAGGACAAAAGAAAACAGTGACCTATATTGATCTGATTTGCGAGGACACTGTCGACGAGAAGATTGTGAAGGCTTTAAGAAATAAAATAAATATTGCATCTGAAGTTATGGGTGAAGAATTAAGAGATTGGATCTAAACTAGGTCTACTGCTTTTCCAATAATAGGTTTGTATTTAGTTTTCTTTTCTTCTCTATAAGCATGCATGTATTGATGTCTAGGATTGAAGGGTATATAACTTGCGTGGATCCATCCACTATTGGGTTGTCCGGGTGTGTAGTACTCGAGAATCAATTGATCCGTCTCTAAATTTTGTTTTACCCAATCAGCAACTTCAGCATTGTCAACTCCCATACACTCGAAGTCAACCGCCTCAGCTTTTGAATGTTGGCTGGTCAAACTCGATCCTATGGCTACACACAACTCAGGTGAACGATAGCCGCTGGTGACCTTGACTCTACCAAACTGGTCCCGTACTGGCTGTAAAATATTTTCACACAATGCTTTTAATTTATCTATTTGATCTGCATTAGGTTCATTATCTATACCTTTACGTATTGCTGTGTCTGATTTGGTTAATTCCTGGAGAGAAAAATTTCTAGAAAGTTGCATTTTATTTCATTAAGTTCATGAGTAAAGCTAAAACAAGTGATCCCATTCCTGCAATAATCATATATTCTATTCTTTTAATACGTTCTTTCATTTCTTTTATTTGCTCAAAAGTTTGTTTCTGCATAATTCGACAAAGCTTTTCATGCTCATCTATTTTCTGTAATGCAGATCTTTTAGTCATTATTTTGTAACCCCCGCTACAAAAGAAACCCGATAGGATAAACCTATCACACCGCCCAAACTTTTAATTTTGTTTATCATCATGTTCGTCTCGCAATAACTTGTTCTGAAGGAGATAATAATGCACTCTCTGTTCTTGTCAACCCTGTTTGAGGATTGACATTTTGTGCTGTTTTTATTGTAGGTTGAGGTGTGTTTGGTAATGGTGCTGCTTGTGGTTTACTTGTAAATCCAGGTGCTCCAGGTAGTGTCATATCTTTTAACATACTTGGTATTTGTTTTATTTTTTGTTGAATGAAACCTTCTTCTTTTAATGGTTGACCATTGTCATCATATATTAATCTACCTTCTTTATCTGTTTGATAAGTTTCATTATCAGG